TTTGCAAACGGTTCCCTAGAATCCGACCTATTCATTAGATACTTCCAGGATAACTTCATCTTTACCGACTTCAGCATCAGCGAGTTCTACATCTTGCAGATGTGGCTCAAGTCAACTAGAAAGGTTCTTGGGCGGGAAGGTAGCTTCAAGATTATGAATGGTAAGTACATTTGGGTATCACCAAGCCCAAGTGCTTCCGCTAAGGAGACTGTTATTGTTGAGTATAAGAGCCTCAACACCAACACACTACATCACGCATTTATCAACTGGCTACAAAGATATTCCCTTTGTGTATGCAAAGAGATTCTAGGTCAAATCAGAAGCAAGTACGATGTTCTCCCATCCCCGGATGGCGGAGCTAGACTCAACGGTGCTGCGCTTATCCAAGAGGCGCAGAAAGAAAAAGAAGATCTTATCCGAGAACTTGTGGAAGAGGTAGAAGAGCCGCCCATGTTCAGCACATACTAATGGTACTCGTCTCAGCAAACGCACCTGATCCCTATTACAATGGCGTAGATGGAGCGCGTTATTCTTATGGTCGCTCCAGACCAACAGATAGAATCAAAAAGCAACTTTTTGAGGCGTCTGTAGATAATCCTTATCGCTCTCATAGATATCTAAGACTACTAATAAAATCAACGCTAAACAATCTAAAGTCTTGTAACATTACTCTTCCTGATGAGTCTCACGAAAGCGTAGATGTTATTTACGCACGACCTGAGAGAGCCGTCGCCAGAATGAAGAAGAGCAGAAACCTCAAGCTGCCTATAATATCATTCGATATCAACAACATACAACCATCAGAGTCTAGAAACCGACCCAACTTCAATGTTGAATACTGGACAGTTAAAAGCGTAAAGACAGGTCGCTTCTCAAGAGTTATCTCCTTGGCTCCCAAAGCGGTGGATCTAGAAGCTAAGATTCATTTGTGGGCAAAAACAAACAGCGATATGTACCAAATGCTTGAGTACATTATGGAGCAGTTTCATCCACACATGAGAATCTCTACAGATCTAAATGTGTACACTCACGCCTTTATTGAAAGTGTATCTGATTTGGATCAAGTTGATTTGGGAGATAGAGAGGATAGACTTCTGAGGAAAACAATCAACCTTAGAATTGAAGGATATATTCCCTCTCCCAAATACCTTCTTCAAAGTAATGGGGAGATCGAGCAGTTCAACTACCAAGTTGTATTTATTGACGATGCCTCTGAAGAGATCCTCTACAAAGACGGCATTATTAGCGGACCCGGAGAGACTGTTGAGCTTTTAGGTCCGGGCGGAGCGTATCTGGTGGGTCCGGGCGGAGCGTACCTACTCGGTCCTTTCCAATAAGGGACCGAAATCTTCTGGTTTTTGATGCTGCCAAAGCCTAAATAATAAAGAAATGAAGACTGTAACCGTACAGAACTGCTCAAGACAGGGCTTGGAGATCATTCTCAAGTCCGCAGGAGAGTTTTCTCACAAGTGGCTCTCTCCCAAAGAGCGTATTATAGTCCCAGAGAATGCTCTCACAGATACCTTGCTTGAACTCAAGAGACGCCGCCTAGTTGAAATCTTCTAATCATGCCAAACTTCACCTCACCAGGAGTCTACACTTTTGAAAACGATACTTCGTTTTATAGCCCGTCTATCAACCCAACAGTTGTAGGCATTGCTGGTTTTGCCGCAAGGGGTCCGCTAAACGACGCAACCCTAATTACTTCACCCGCACAACTACTAAGAACTTTTGGCAATCCAGATCAAGTCACTGGCGGTCAAGGTCTTGAAGGTGCGCTTGAGATTCTAGAGCAAAGCAATCAGCTATATTATGTTCGCGTAGCGACTGACCAAGTAGCCGAAGCACGGGAAGATATTCCAATCGGTATGTGTCCTAACGCTATCGTAGATTTCAATAAACTAGATAAGGACACCGCATATCGAGTAGACTTCAATGTACTGGACTGGGAAGGCAACACTATCGGCCAAAACCCAACTCCTGTATACATTTATCGTGAGCGTCCCGGTGTAACTGGTGCTATCCCTGCCGCAAACTTTACCGACACCAGCCTCTCCGCTCAGGCATGGGCTGATATCCTAACAAAGGCAGTCGATTCAGCCTACGGCGGCATTGATGGTGGATTGGGTGCTTACGCAGATGGTACTTCAGGTTGGGTAGTAGGCAGGGACGCTGGAAATCTTGCTAGACTCCAAGTTGTCAAGTCTTACATTTCCTCTGCAACAACTGCTGGCGACTCCCTTGATTTTGACGGCGCAGCAGTCTCTGCTACCCCCTGGAATGTCGGTGATTTTGAGTGGACCCAACTTCTAGACACGGACGCATCCCTAAGTGGCTCAAACTTCACCGTTACCTTCTCAGGCGCACAAACAAAAGTTAGTGCCGCTAACCTTGTGGATGGTGATGCCGCTAATGTTTGGACTGCATCTGGCATCTCAAACTCAGTAACATTTGTTCCTTCTAGTACCCTAGGCGGTTATAGAGTAAATTCCCAATATGCTGGTAAGGGGTACAACTATCTAAGCACTACTAACGATGTGGGTGTTCCTGTCAAGCAAGGCTTGAGAGTTCTTGTTAGAGGTGGTCACGAAGGCAGAAACTACCTGACCGTAGAAAGCGACGGCGCACTCAAGGAAGAATTCCTCACTCGTTTCTACGAAGCGTCTACTGCTGGAGAATCTCTCTGGCCCGAAGATGTTATCAACCTTGGTACAGACAATGTAACCTCCCAATATATCAAAGCATCCTTCAAAGTTGTTAGTGGTGCTGCGTCTGAAGATTGGGATGGGAACCTGTCCGCCGTAGTCTCTGCTCCGGCGATTGCCACTACACCACCAACTGATTGGACGCAAGCAAACACCAACCAAGCTACCTATGTAACCCGCACAGGAGCAGTCACCACTGCTGGTGGAGATAGAACTTACAAGTTCCTCAAGCTCGCTGGGGGTAACTACTCACTAGCTTATGGTAAGAACGGTGACGCATCCGACTTTGGTGGAGACCTAACTGGAGACGATATCAAGACAGCCTTCATCGGCAGCCCCGGCTCCAATACTGGATTCTACGCCTTTGATCTTGAGGATGTTCCTGTTACCCTAGTAGGTTGCCCTGGCATCTCTACTGAGGCGATTCAAAACTCTCTCGTTACCCTAGCTGAAACAACTCAGAAGTTCCTAGCTGTGCTTGCACCGCCACTAGGCTTCACCACAGCACAACAAGCGATTGAGTGGACTAACGGTAACGCAACTGGTCGTAGTGCATCGCTGAACAGCAGCTACGCAGCAGTATACTGGCCTTGGGTCAAAGTGTTCAACGCTTTCACTGGAAGCGATGAGTTCTACGATCCTGCTATCTTTGCCATTCGTCAAATGTGCCTAACTGATCGTGTCGCAGAATCATGGTTCGCTCCCGCTGGTCTGCTTCGTGGTCGCCTCACCAAGCCAACCGATGTTGAGGTCAAACTCACTCAAGGTGATCGTGACGCACTTTACGGCGGCGGAAATGTTGTCAACCCAATCGTCAAGTTCAACACTGACGGCATCGCAATCTACGGTCAGCGTACTACCCAGCGAGTAGCATCAGCCCTGGATCGCATCAATGTTCGTCGCTTGATGATCTATCTCCGCAGACTCATCCTAGAAGGTACTCGTCCGTTCGTCTTTGAACCAAACGATCCGATCCTTTGGGAACAGGTTCGTGAGACCCTCAACCCTGCTCTCGCAGACATTCAAGCTCGCCGTGGCATTACCTCCTACAAGGTAATCTGTGACGAGTCCACTAACACCCCTCTCCGCATTGATCGCAATGAACTCTGGTGTACCGTTCAAATCAAGCCCACTAAGGCTGCTGAAGTCCTAGTCTTTGAGTTGAATGTCACAAACCAGCAAGCAAGCATCTAACCCCTATATAAGATAAGATGGCAGACGGCAGTTACTATGTAGAACGCGCAGTAGACCTCACCACTGGAGGTCACACGCTGAGTCACGAGTTGGATTCGTTCCGCTCATATAGCTGGGAAGTTCACATTCCCAAGTTCCCTGGTCTATTCTCAAACATTCCTGGTCTAGACAACCAAGAGAGACTTACCCTAGCCTGTAAGCAAATCACCCAACCTGGATTCACCGTAGAAGATATCGAAGTCCACCTTGTCAACGAGAAGTTCTTCTATCCCGGTAAGCCAAGCCCAGAGGAAATCACCCTTACCTTCGATAACCTCGTCAAGGGTGATGTTGCTAAGGCTCTCTTCTCTTGGATGAGAACTGTATACGATCCAGTTTACGGTGTTCACTATGGCGGTCTAGGCGGCTCAATCTCACCAGACAGCGCACAGCTAAATGATACGGTCACTTTCAAGCGTCCAGTCACCATTTACCAGCTAGACGCTCACCGCAACCCTCGCTCGCACATCAATCTCTACGGTGCATATCCAAAAGGCTTCAAGCTAGGTGAGTTCAACTACGAATCAAACACCTTCCACACCATCGAGATGACCCTGCGCTACGACTTCCTCGTACACTACTCAGATGAGGAGGATCTCGTCCCAGCAGAGCTAGATCCAACTATTCTAGCATAACTAAATATCAAATCTTATCAAAAGTCCAGTCTAAATACCTTTAGATTGGACTTTTATCTATTATGGACTCCCTAACGAAAATCATCCTGGAGGCGTACAACTCCCTGACAGAAGGAAGTGAGAAAAACTTCAATCGCAAAGCCAAGTTCTTCAAGGATGTTGAGACTGGGTCTTGGTATAACATGATTCCATACCAACAGATCGAAATCCAGCCTGACGCAGCCAAGATTCAGAGCCTCAAAGCGGAACAGCATTTAGGTAAACCACAAAGAATCCCAAGTGGAACTGTGTTTATGGCAGGTAAAAATAGCAAGGAGGCGAATACGAACCCAGGAGCGTATGTTTGGGACAATGTTGGAGGAGAGGTTCCGTACACTGCTCTGTACAACTACTTCTTGCAAAAAGCAAGAGAAGGAGCCGAAGGTGGAGAAAAAAGAGAAGACGGATCAGAAGCATTTCCCGAGGTTGATATTACTAACGAACCTCTCGACTCAGAGGCTACTGCTGCTTATCAAGAGTCGCTACGAGCCACGGAAGCGGAGATCCGCACACAGAAGCTAGAGAATCGCCTGGGACGCTCCCTGGTGGACGCTGAGAAGCGTATGGTGAAAAACCTGTACGGAACCGCCTACAAGAATGATCGCCTCTACAGGGGCATCTGGAACCGCTGGCAGGAACGAACTGGAGCCGATGCTGCGACCACACAGGACGCACTCGATTTTGCTGATGAGGTTGTGACGGCTTACGAAGACCTGTTCAAAATAAACCAGGAGATCCTGCACGGCACAAAGAAACTCAAAGACCTATCTCCAGCAGATAGGGAGCTTCTACAAGCGTTCACCTTCCGAAAAGGAGAGCTTTACTACAGAGGCAGAACCCCCGAGAGTTTTGCAGGAGAGGTTGCTGGTGAACTTATAGCCGACGATTCCACCTCACGACAGGCTAGATTTGGACTGCGTGTTTCCACGAAGTCCAACACGGCTCTTGAGGCTCTAGATCAGCTTAGAAACCTAAAGGATGAGGAGGGAAACTACCTCCTTCCTAAATCTTCCGATGAGTCTATGGCTAAAGCGAAAGACTCCGCATTCCGCGCCCAGTCGGGGCTTGTATTTGAGCATACCTTGGAGTTCCTCAATACCCTACAAACAAAAGGCATGAGCGCGGCTCCCAAAGCTCTGGAAAAGCTAATCAAGAATGTTCCCAAGCTACAGGATATGGCGATTGCAGCAGAAGAGAATCGCGCTGTACCCCTAGAGTTTACCGATGCATATACTGTTGGCATCCTGGAAGTTGTGAAGGACGCAGCAGAGAAGTTCGGTGTTGAAGATCCTACCGCTGCTCAAACCATTGCCACCTTTATCGGTCAGTTTGTTTCCCGTTCGCGTACTTTTATGGACATTATGCCGAAAGGTCTAAACGCAAAGCAGTCTGGAACTGAGGGGGCTGGCTTTATGGATAACGGAGAGATTCGTAACTCCGACCTCACAATCAAGTCCAGCAAAGAGCTATCTGAAATGGTTGATACCCTAACTGACAAGGGAGTAAAAGGAGTAAGGAGCGATCAGGATCTAGATGTCTCACTCAAATACTTCCACGGTCAAGGAGGTAAGGTTGACTTGGGTATGAGAGATGCTCGCCCACTAGTGCAGAGACCAGATAATGTCCGAACAGCGCAAGGAACTCAAGCATCTAGGTTGGGAACTCTTGCAGGAGATTCTGAGTTGGCTGCTAAAACTGAGGAGGCTTTGGAGAAGGAGTCTATTGCAACGAAG